AAGTTCTCTGGAGTTTTGAACTGCTCGAAGTCAGGCATTCCGATGTAGTCCATGGAAGGCTTGTAGTATGCACCATTCTTACCAAACTCTACCTTAGCACCTATGTTGCTGATGTACTCCTCAGCAATGTCTAGCCTACCTTCAAGAGGTGTATACTCAACAGCCTCTACCTCCTCACTGGCTAACTTCTCTGGTAGGTTACTGCACTGGTCTACATTCCATACTGGGAAGGTTCTGAAGTTAAAGCCTGATCTCTTTTTGATCTTGCCTTTGTCATCCTTCACAGGGTTACCTTTTTTGTCTTTGATCTCCTCTTCCCAGAAGAACCAACCATACACCCAAGTAGCGGAACCCTTCCAACTTCCCTTGTTCTTTTGTATGTTGCCTTTAGTGATCCATTTATTGGAGGTAAAACCATTTTCCTCTGCTGACATACTTAAGATAATTTGGTTCATGAAGTAGCCATACACCTTATTGTTAACTGCGTTAACGTGATTAAACCAAGGCGTATTATCAGTGATATGCCACCCTCTTTGCCAAGGTAGTCTACCAGTCTTTTCCTTGTATGACTTGACTGACTTGTTAAAGAATTTTGAAAAGTTACTGATCTTTTCACTGTTAGACTTTGCTTTTACTTTTTTAACTTTAGTTACTTTTTTATTTTTAACTGTATAGCTCATGTTTTGATTTCCCTTTTTTTGTTTTGCTATCCTAGACCCTTGGGTTTCGGAGAGGGTGCAACCCTCTCCATCATCAGTAGGAATTTTAGAGGCACTTTATAGACTGAGTTATTAAAGTTTGCAGTCTCTCCTTTTCTTTTTCAGACTGGGCAAGTTTGCCTCTCATAGTCTGCAATAAGTCATACAACTCATTGCTCCTATTTCTTGATAGTTCCAACAAGTCTCGAAGTTCTTTTTTCTCCTTGTTGAGAGCATTGATTGCTTTATCAAAAGTAGACTGTTTAATAGTGATTAATTTAGTCATGTGTTTATTTCCCTTTTTGTTAACACTGAAAAGATACCTGAACCATTCAGGCATCATCGCAAGGTTAACAGGGGCGTATTGAACGCCCCTATAATTTTAAAAGTACAACCGATGTTGAGCAGTGAGTCCCTAGGACAACTAATGTATTCGACCTAACGCACACGCTAACATCTAACACCTCTGCATCTCTGCATAACGCTATGACCCTCACAGTTCTCCAACGCATCTCAGATAAGGCGTTTACGCTTGCAACCTACTATCCTCTTTCAAGAACCTTCCAGTGTATACTCCTCTAATGGGAAGGAGCAGAGCGAAATCAGTCTGGTCAGGCGAGAAATTCAGTCCTACTTGGAGAACATCATACTAGTTACGAATCAGTCAAAAACACGACCTTCCGAACCATTACCAAAAATAAACACTTTGTACAATATAATATTAAACTATGTAGTACATAATATATAAACGTCAAATACTCAGGGTTTTTTAGTTCCCATATAAATAGACGAATAACACCCATAAAAACTTGCATTAGATATGAAAAAAAATGAGCCACCAATAAAATAACTATGTTCAACAAAATACCCTCTGAGACGCTCAAATTTAGCCACTGAGAGGGTTTAAAGTCTCTCAGGTATAACAGGTCAAAAAAAGAGCTAACGGGGAAAATCAACATCTTGTGGTTGCACCATTGAAGAAATACAAGATATAGGGTATATATCAATATGTAGTATGTGAGCTATAAGTGCATACTAGATATAGTGATTGGATAAAAATAGGTGCAAATATGGATAATAAAGGCAGTAAATCAAATAAGCCTAAATTAATGGTAGTGAAACCAGTAAATAACCTAACAGCAAAACAAGAGCGATTTGCTCAGTTAGTCGCTCAGGGTTCAATGTCCTATAGTCAGGCTTACAGGGAGTCAGGATATAGCGTTGAGAATATGAAACCAAAATCAGTTAATGAATTAGCTAGTAGGCTATTGGTCAAGGTTAGGTGGAGAGTAGATGAAATTATTAGCTCTCACATTTCAATATCTGAGCGAAAGGAAGAGACCTTAAAAACCTATATCGAAAACAAGCTTATGGAAATTGTAGAGACATCAGAAGTAGACTCAGCAAAAGTGAGTTCATTGGCACTTCTGGGAAGGTCTATTGCTATGTTTAGCGATAAAGTAATAGAGGAAACACAGGATGAAAGCATATATGAACTGGAGAAAAAGCTTAAAGATAAGCTAGATAAATTAAAAATCCTTTAATATCAATGACTTAGCACTATTGAGATAATAAAAGGCGCATAACCTACATTATGTTATTTTTTTTACCCCACCTGCCCCCCACCCCACGAGTTATCACGGCACACACGTTTACATATATATAGTAATCTGCGTGAACAATTTGCTAAAAAATGCCAAATGTCACTTTGATGTTAATAGGGTATCTATTTTGTTTTCTAATCTGGATAGGTGTTCAAAGAGCCTGTTGATATCATCTTTGTGTTCAACCTTGTTCATATATTGCTCTCTGGTTTTATTGAGGAGGATATCGATACGTTTTATTTCGTCACGTTGTGTTTTAATGTACCACGCCAGTGGTGCAATAACTAAGGTGATTATAAGGTTCCACATTAAGAAAGGTTCAATTACCACAATAAACTCCTGTCATGTTCTATATGGTATACCATGATTCTCTTCAAGGTATACCATAAAACATATTATGGAATAATATGTTTGGTTAATCATGGTATGTGGTATACCATGGTATATGGTTAACCATATATGTAAAGGAAAATCTTTTGTCTGAATACAGAAAATATCATGCCTCCACCAAGGCGAAGAGGGAGAGAGCCTTACGGAATAAGAACCGTAGGGAGGCGGTACGCCAAGGGAGAGTACGGAAAGGTGATGGGAAACATATTGATCACAAGGACGGTAATCCAAAAAATAATATGAAAAGAAACCTTCGTGTGGTATCAGCAAAGAAAAACAGAAAGAAGCAGTAATGGAGCTATCCCAGTTCAAGGATAAGATTGATTTACTCCCTGTTGATCAAAAGAGGGAGATATTGCAGTTACTGGAGAAGTATGAGGAGGCAAAGGATAGAGAGAATGCCAAGGAGGGTTTTCTTCCTTTTGTCCATATGATGTGGTCAGCATTTATTGGTGGGTCGCATCACAAGATTATGTCTGAGGCATTTGAGAGAGTGGCACGAGGGGAATTGAAGAGATTGATCATTAATATGCCCCCACGCCATACCAAGTCGGAGTTTGCCTCTTACTTGTTCCCTGCGTGGTTTCTTGGGCAATACCCAAATAAAAAAATTATTCAGACGGCACATACGGCTGAGTTAGCCGTGGGTTTTGGAAGGAAGGTGCGAAACCTGATACAGTCACCAGATTATCAAAAGATATTCAAAGGCATCACCTTATCGGCTGATAGTAAGGCTGCTGGTCGGTGGAGTACGAATAAGGGTGGTGAATATTTTGCGATAGGTGTTGGCGGTGCTGTAACTGGTAAGGGTGCTGATGTTTTGGTGATTGATGATCCTCATTCGGAACAGGACGCACAGTTGGGGCAGTATAACCCAGAGGTGTATGACAAGGTGTATGAGTGGTATACGTCAGGACCAAGACAAAGACTGCAACCAGGTGGAGCGATTATCTTGGTGATGACACGATGGGCAAAGAGAGATTTAACAGGTCAGATACTCAAAAGTATGGAGAACAAGTCAGGGATTGACGATTGGGAAGTTATTGAGTTGCCTGCGATTATGCCGTCAGGAAAGGCACTGTGGGGAGAGTTCTGGAAGTTAGAGGAGTTGGAAAGTCTAAAAGCTGAATTGCCAGTTGCCAAATGGAACGCTCAGTATCAGCAAAATCCTACATCGGAAGAGGGAGCGTTAATAAAACGAGAATGGTGGCGATTGTGGGATAGCAATAACCCACCCCCCTGTGAGGCGATAATCCAGTCGTGGGATACAGCATTTCTGAAAACAGAACGTAGTGACTACAGTGCGTGTACCACTTGGGGTGTGTTTTACCATCCTGATGACACCACAGGAATAGAAAAGACACATTTGATATTGCTTGATTCGTTTAAGGCAAAACTGGAGTTTCCAGAATTAAAACGAGCAGCCTATGACAAATACATGGAGTGGGAGCCAGATCAGATGATTATTGAGGCAAAGGCATCAGGTGCGCCTTTGGTGTTTGAGCTTCGTGCTATGGGTATACCTGTCACGGAGTTCACACCCACCAGAGGGAACGATAAGATTGCCAGAGTAAATGCCGTGACGGATTTGTTTTCGAGTGGCACTGTTTGGTATCCACCCACAC